GTTACGGTGGCGGCGGAGACGACGGCGACGGCGGCGGCGACGGCGGCGACGGCGACTTGATCTAAGCGACCCTTAGGGGGCTGGGCAACTGGCCCCCTTCCTCTCCTGACCAAGAGGTTATCATGCCCAAAGATATTATGAACCTTGACTTCGAGACCTTCTCGGAGGCCGATCTGACCCAAGTCGGGTCCCACAACTATGCCCTGCATCCGTCGACAGAAATCCTGATGTGCGCTTACCGGATCAACATGGGTCCGAAGAAGCAATGGGTGCCTGCCGAGGGGGACCCCTGCCCGCCAGAACTTGCCGAGGCCATGACCGATCCCGAGGTAGAGAAGTGGGCGTGGAACGCGGCCTTCGAGATGGTCATCACGAAGAACGTCTGGGGCAAGAACGTCGATGTCCGCCAGTGGCGCGACACGATGGTCCTCGGCCACTACACCGGGTTCCCGGGACAGCTTGAAAAGGCGGGCCCGGCGCTCGGACTGCCGGAAGAGATGTGTAAGAACCCGAGCGGCAAGCGCCTGATGCGTAAGTTTTCGATGATGAAGAAGAGCCTGAAGAAAGCAAACAAGGGTGAACTGGAACGGACCCTCTGGTGGGAAGCCATCGGAGACTGGCACGGCTATCTCGAATACAATATGGACGACGTCGAAGCTGAGTCCCAGATCAGGGAAATCTTGATTAAGCACGACCTGCCGTCGTGGGAGTGGGAGAACTGGTTCCTCGACCAAGAGATCAATCAGGCAGGGCTGCCGATCAACATGAGGATGGTCCGCAATGCGGTCCGCATCTACGACGAAGCCTATGCCAAGGGGTTGCTGGAGATGCGGGAGGTTACGGGCCTCTCGAACCCCAACGCGCCAGCCCAGCTACTGCCGTGGCTCCAACAGCAGGGCTACATGTTCGAGGATACCAAGAAGGGCCACATCAAGCAGGCGTGGACCTACTTTGAGGAACAGCCGGACCATTGGGACAAGGACCAATGGGACGAATACAGGTCCAACGACGGCTTAAAAGATGCACTGTCTTTGCGGCTCGAATTAGGCCGCTCGTCGATCAAGAAGTTCCACGCCTTGGAGACAGCCGTCAGCCCAGATGGGAACCTGCGGAATGTGCTGCAATTTATGGGGGCCAGCCGCACCGGACGTTGGGCTGGGCGGACCTATCAGCCACAGAACCTACCACGGCCAGAGAAGCGGTTCGAGAAAGAGATCGAGATACATGCGGCCAACGTCGCCCGGCTCGACTTCGAGGGGATCGAACTGATCTATGACAACACGTTTGATCTGCTGGCGTCCTGCATCCGGCCTGCCGCGCAGGCTCCGGAGGGATACCTGTTCGTGGACGCCGACCTGAACGCCATCGAGAACCGAGTCCTCGGCTGGCTGGCGAACTGCCCGAAAATCCTTAGAGTTTTTGAACTTGGGCGCGACCCATACATCGACTTCGCCACATACCTGTTTGAAGAGAACTACGACGACCTCTGGGACGAATATAAGCGGGGGAACAGTGCCAAGCGAACCATCGCCAAGCCCGGGGTTCTCGGGTGTGGCTATATGCTCGGACCGGGGAAGCAATACGAGAATAGTCAATCGGGTGAGATCGAGGCGACCGGGCTGTTAGGTTACGCATGGAACATGGGTGTCCAATTTACTCCTGCACAAAGCGAATTGTCTGTGAAGACTTTCCGCCGAGAGTTCAAGGAGGTCAAGGATTATTGGTATGCAATCGAACGGGCCGCAGTGACCTGCGTCCGCGAACGTCGCACGACCTCCTGCGGCCACGTCGTCTTCGACATGGAAGAGGGTGAAGTCGAGATCGACGTGAACGGCCAGAAGATGAAGGTCGGCGGGAACTTCATGCGGATGAAGCTGCCCAGCGGGCGCTACCTGCATTACTACCGCCCCAGTATCCAACCAACCAAGATGCCGTGGAAAGACGATCAGGGGAAAGCTGTCTACCGTGAATCCCTGACATACGAGGGCGTCAACGACAAGAAGCAATGGGCCCGGATGTCGACCCACCCGGGCAAGCTGACAGAGAACGCCGACCAAGCAATCAGCCGCGACCTGCTCGTCCACGGGATGAAGCTGGCCCGCTGGGGGCACGGCCTCGACATCCGCCTGCACGTCCATGACCAAAACCTCGCGCTGGTGAAAGAGGATCAAGCCGAGGAAGCCCTTAAAATTATGAACGCTTGCATGGAGACTCCCCCTGACTGGGCGGTCGGCCTGCCGCTGGGCTCTGCTGGTTTCATCTCGCAAGTATTCAAGAAGGACTAATATGGAAAGCGCCATCGAGAACCCAGTCGTCACCCGGGCGGAACGCGCCGGATACTTCGTGCGCAAGGTGCAGTGGGTCGGACGACGCAGCGCCCCCGACAGGCTGTTCGCCCGGGAGGATCGCGGCGAGGTCTGGATCGAGTTCAAAGACACTGGCGAGGTCCCGACCCGGCTGCAACTGAACGAGCATAAGCGCATGCGAGAGGCCGGGATGGAGGTCCATGTCTGCGACAACATCACCGACGCCCTGCGCATCCTGTGGCTGACCAATGAGTAAGATCGTCCTCCCCAAGCACCTCAACGATCTCGAAGCCGAGGAACTGATCTGGGGGCCGCCAGACAGGATGCTGAAGGCCAGCGACATGCGCGGATACCAGAAGTGGATGTCCGACCTGATCGTGGAGAAGGACGGAGTCTACCTCGGTGCCGACATGGGGCTGGGCAAGACCGGGGCCGTCCTCCATGCGCTAGTGCGGCTCCTGAAGGCTGGCACGGTCAAGCACGGCCTGATTATCGCCCCGCTCTATGTGGCCGAGGAAACGTGGACGGAAGAGATTGCCAAGTGGGCCTTTGCCCGGGGCCTGCGCTATCGCGTCATCACCGGGACGGAGCCAGAGCGGATCGCCGCGCTGAAGCTGGGGCCGGGCGACCTGACCATCGTCAATAGAGAGAACCTGCGCTGGCTGCTGCGCAAGCTGGGGCTAAAGCGGTGGTGCTTCGACTTCATCGCCTACGACGAAGCCAGCCGACTCAAGCGAGGCATGACCCGGACCCGTCCGACCAAGCGGAAGGACGGGACCGAGAGCAAGCCTCGCGTGTCCGAACTGGGCGTCCTAGATGCCGTCCGGTTCAAGACCAAGCGGCTCGTCGAACTGTCCGGGACGCCAGCCCCCAACGGGCTGATTGACCTCTACGGCCCGATCTACGCCATCGACCAAGGCAAGCGACTAGGTTCGAGCATGACGGCTTACAAACGGCGCTGGTTTATCGAAGACAAATACACGGGAAAGGTCGAGCCCCGGGAGGGCGCTCTGGAAGACATCACCCGGGCACTGGAGGACGTCTTCTTCAGCCTCCGATCCGAGGACTATCTGGAACTGCCCCCGCTGATCGAGATCGACCACGCGGTCAACTTATCCCCGAAGGAGAAGGCGCAGTATAAGGAGTTGGAACGGGAGAGCGCCTTGGAGGTTCAGGGCCGCTGGGGCGACCCCGAGATGATCGAGGCCGTCAACGGAGGCGTCCTCGTCGGGAAGCTGCTCCAGTTCGCCAATGGCTCGCTCTACGGGGAGGACGGCACAGACCACCCGGTCCACTCCCGCAAGCTGGACGTTTTGGAATCCATCTACGAAGAGTCCGGAGGCAAGCCACTGCTAGTTGCCTATTCTTTCAAATTCGATAAAGATGCTATACTAAAGAGGTTCCCGTTCGCGAGAGTGTTCGGCGATGGGCCTAACGACAAACGGAATTGGAACGCAGGTCGTTACCCCATCATGCTGATGCACCCGGCCTCCGCTGGGCACGGCCTGAACTTTCAGGCGGGCTCGAACATCGCGGTGTGGTATGGGCTGACATGGTCGCTCGAACTGTATTTGCAGTTCATCAAGCGGCTCTGGCGCTCGGGACAAAAAGAAGACCGGGTCTTCCTCCATCGCATCTTAGCGAACGGGACGGCGGACTGGGATGTGCTGCGGACCCTCGGAACGAAGGGGGCGACGCAGGATGCGATTACTGAGACCGTGAGGGTCAGATTGGAGCGGATGATATGACGAAGGTGGCGAGAGAATTAGGGCCGGGCGACCGACTGGCAGCACACATCACCGCCCAGCGCGAGGCGACATCACCCCTGTCGATGAACGGTCTGGCGGACAGTGCGCTTCAGGGTGTGACGGTCAGTTTTTTGGCGCAAGTCTTCCGGATTGACAATGCCGCCGTTAAGCGGAAGTTGGTCAACTGCCCCATCCTCGAAAGCCGACGCCGGGGGGCCACGCAGGTCCAGCACCTTTACGATCTGGCGACGGCCTGCAAGTTCCTCGTCGAGACCGATCTGGATGTTAAGACCCTGATCGGACGGCTGAAGCGCGAAGACTTACCCCCAGCTATATCCACAGCCTACTGGGACGCCCTGCTGAAGAAGCAGAAATACGAAGAGAACGCAGGAGACCTTTGGCGGACCGAGAAGGTCTGGGAAGTGCTGTCCGGGACGTTCCAGACTTTGAAGTTCACGATGCAACTCTGGCCGGAGACAATCGAGCGCCAGACCGGGCTGACGGACGAGCAGAGAGAACTGATGCAGGGCATGATCGACGGGATGCAGCAGGAACTGTTCGACTCTATGGTGCAAAGAGCCAAGGAGAACCGGACAGGTTCACAAATGGAAGAGATTCCCGAGAACATGCGGATACCTCTGCTGGCGGACGAGGTCGAAGACGCTGGTGACGACGATGACGATGACGAGTTTGGGGGCCTGATATGAGTATGACGTTCAGTTCCTTGGAGGCTATGATCGCGGACGCCGCCGAAGCGGTCCGCCCAGCTAAGCGGATGACGGTAGCCGAGGCAGCCGAAGAATATCGCTACATCAACAACCCCGGTGCCTATGTCGGCCCGTGGAGGAACGCGACTACGCCGTATCTCGTCGACCCGATGAACACCCTCACCAGTTGGAAGTTCACCGGGATGGTGTTCGTCGGCCCGGCCCAGTGTGGCAAGACCGACATGTTCCCCAACTGGATTGGGTATTCAGCCATTTGCGATCCGGCGGATATGATGCTGGTTCAGACCAGCCAGACCACGGCCCGGGACTTCTCGATGCGCCGGATCGACCGCCTTCACAGGCATAGCCCAAAGATCGGGGAGCGCCTGATGAACACCAAGCAGGCCGACAACACCTACGACAAAACCTACCGATCCGGGATGCTTCTGTCGCTCTCGTGGCCGACGATCAACGAACTCTCAGGTAAGCCGATTCCGCGACTGTGGCTGACGGACTACGACCGGATGCAGCAAGACGTCGACGGGGAGGGTTCGCCTTTCTTCCTGTCTCGGAAGCGGGCGACCACGTTCCGCTCGAACGGCATGTGCGCGGCGGAGAGTAGCCCCGGCTTTACGGTCGACAACCCGAAATGGGTGCGCGGCTCCAAGCACGAGGCCCCACCAACCCAAGGCATCCTTGGTCTTTACAATCAGGGCGACAGGCGTCGCTGGTATTGGCAGTGCATCGACTGTCGCGAGTGGTTCGAGCCCTCTTTCGATCTACTACGCTGGGACGAGAGCGACGACATCATGGAGTCGGCGGAGAGTTGCTATCTGGAGTGTCCGCACTGCGCCGGGCAATATCACCACGATCCTCACAAGGGCCGCCCGGGAAAACACATACTGAACCATACAGGCAAGTGGGTTCCCGACTTCTGCCAGATTGACAAGGAGGGGAACATCACAGGGTCGCCGCCTCGGTCGTCCATCGCCAGCTTCTGGTTGAAGGGTGTGGCTGCTGCGTTCTCCGACTGGAAAACACTGGTGTTCAACTATCTGTCGGCCTCGCGGGAATATGACCGGACGATGAACGAGGAGTCACTGAAAGCCACGGTCAACACCGATCAGGGCGAAGCCTACATCCCCAAGAACCTATCTTCCGACCGGGTGCCTGAAGCACTAAAGGCTCGATCCAAGGAGCGCGGTCACAAGGTCGTCCCGACCAACGTCCGCTTTATGGTCGCCACAGTTGACATCCAGAAGCACCGCTTCGTGGTGCAGGTCCACGGGATCACGCGGACCCGCGACATCGTGGTGATCGACCGTTTCGACATTCAGAAGTCACGGCGCGAAGACAAGGTCGCGGGCGGGTGGTCATGGGTGAACCCCGGGGCTTATGCCGAGGACTGGAAGCTGCTGGTCGACGAGGTCATACTGAAGACCTACGAACTAGGCGACGGGTCGGGCCGGAAGATGGCGATCAAGAACACCTACTGCGACTCTGGTGGTAAAGCAGGCGTGACCGCCAACGCATACAACTTCTACCGCTGGCTCCGCTGGGGTGACAGCGACGAGGACAAGCAGGACGGCGACGAGACTGAAGAGGGAACATACGAGTGGACCCCGGGCCTCGCCGGGCGGTTCACGCTTATCAAGGGTGCATCGACAAAGGAACACCCCCGGGTCAAACTCAGCTTCCCCGACAGTCAACGGAAAGACCGGAACGCAGGGGCCCGGGGCGAAATTCCCGTGCTGTTCATCAACACTAACTCGATCAAAGACATGCTCGACAACATGCTGAACCGCACGGACCCCGGCGGGCAGATCGAGTTCCCAAACTGGCTTGACGACAACTTCTTCATCGAATTGACCGTCGAGATCAAAGACAAAGTGAAGAATATCTGGACGAACCCGAACAACTTCAGGAACGAAAGCTGGGACCTTTTGGTCTATTGTATTGCAGGAACATTGACACATGACATCGGATTGGAGCATCTTGATTTTGGAGACCCCCCGGGCTGGGCGGAGCAGTGGGATATGAACGACCTTGTATTTGATCCCAAAATCGCCGATAAACCATTTGAAGGCGATGACAAGAAGAGGTCACTATCCGACCTTGCCCAGAACCTAGCGTGAGGCCCGCATGGCAACGACGACCCTGACACCAGAAGAAACTATAGCCTACACCGCCCGCTTGGCGGAGGCAGAGGCGGCTTTACACAAGCTGTTGATCGGGGGCCACGCCCGCGTTATCGTCGACAGTAACGGTGAACGTGTCGAATTTACCGCAGGAAACGCAGATAAACTTCGGGCTTATATCGCCGAGTTGAAACTGGCCTTGGGCAAGAGAACTGTCTGCGGCCCCATGCGTCCGTGGATGGTGTGATATGACCCAAATGCCCCGAATCGTAACGCCCGAGCAGATGGACCTCTCCGACTCCATCGCCGAGTTGATCGGCCCTCAGTATCGGGAGATGGCCTTCACTGGGGCCTATGACGGGGCTGCGGTCTTCGAGAAGAACCTCTCGACATGGTCGCCACCCCTCCAATCAGCCGACAGAGACATGATCCCCGAGAAGCGGACGCTCGACGCCCGCGCCCGGGACGTCGCACGGAACGATGCTTACATCGCAGGCGGCGGGACGCTCCACAAAGACTCCATCGTGGGTCACATGTATATGCTGAACGCCAAGCCTCAGATCGAGATACTAGGCTGGTCTGAGGACCGTGCGGAGGCTTTCCAGAAGGAAGTCGAAGCCAAATTCCAGACGTGGGCCGACAGCCCGCACAAGTGGGTCGACGCCTCGCGGCAGAACGACCTGACCGATATGATCCGACTGGCCGTGGGTGTCTACACCTTCGGCGGTGAGGTTCTGGCGACAGCCGAGTGGCTGAGTCGGAACCGCCGGGAGTATGCGACCGCGATCCAGATGGTCGACACTGACCGCCTTCAGACCCCGTGGGAATACGCCAACGACCCAACAGTCAAGGGCGGCATCAAGCACGACGCTTATGGTGCGCCCGTCACAGCCTTCATCCGGACCCGCCACCCGGCGGACTTCGGCATGAACATGCGCGTCCCACTAAACGACTTCAAAGCCGTTGGCTACTGGAAGCCGTGGGGCCGCAAGCAAGTCATCCACATCCGCGAGCAACAACGTGTCGACCAGACCCGTGCCGTGGCTGACATCGTCGCAGGTCTCCGGGAGATCGCGATCACCCGGAAGTTCCGGGACGTGACCCTACAGAACGCGGTGGTCAACGCTACTTACGCCGCCAGCATCGAGAGCGAACTTCCGAGCGAGGTCGTCTACCAGCAGATGGGCGGCGGCAACATCGGCGACTCTGTCACAGACTACGCCTCGGCTTACCTCGGCGCGATCAATGACTACGTCGGCAGTTCCAAGAACATGCGTATCGACGGCGTCAAGGTGCCCCACCTGTTCCCGGGCACGAAGCTGAACATGCACCCTGCGGGAACTCCCGGCGGGGTCGGTCAGGGCTTCGAGCAGTCCTTGCTGCGATATATCGCAGCGTCCCTGAACGTCAGCTACGAAGAACTGAGCAGGGACTTTTCCAATACGAACTACAGTTCCGCCCGGGCTGCGATGATGCAGACGTGGCGGTTCATGCAGTCGCGCAAGAAGATCGTCGCGGACGGGCTGGCGAACACCGTCTACCGCTTGTGGATTGAAGAGGCGATCAACAACGACCGTCTCGAAACCTTCCGGGCATCAGAGTCCGAGGTGCTATACACCAACGGCCACCAGAACATGGCGTTTGACGCCCTGACCCGTGCCGACTGGATCGGTGCGTCACGCGGCCAGATCGACGAATTGAAGGAGACACAGGCTGCCGTTCTGCGGATAAAATACGGGCTGTCGACTCACGAAGACGAATTGGCTAAACTAGGGAAAGACTGGCGGAAGATTTTCGTCCAGAAAGAACGTGAGCAGAAAGAGATGGAGGCCCGTGGGATCGTTTTGTTGGAAGACAACAGCGTGAACGCCGCGTCCGGATCACCACGCGAAGACGAGACAGGAGGCGAGAAAAGTGCCGACGAAAAAGACGCAAAATAGTCTGATCTCCGGGATCACGGATCAGCCACTCCTGTTGGCCCAAGGGTCCGAGACCATGTTCTCGGCCTACCTTCAGGAACTGGCAACCGACGGCGAGTTCATGGAGTGCTACGAGGCGTCTCGCACGACCATGCAGGAAGGCGGCGACTTCTGGGACGACAGCGACCCACGGGTCGCAGCGTTCCGCCCTTACAACGTCGCTAACGGCGTCCTGCAAATCCCGGTCTCAGGCGTCCTGCTCCACCGCTTCAGCTTCCAGTTTGGACGCCGGGCGACGGGCTACACATACATCGAGAAAGCATACGAGCGCGGCATGGCGGACCCCGAGGTCAAGGCCATCGCTCTCGTGATCGACAGCCCCGGCGGCGAGGTCGCGGGGAACTTTGAATTGGTCGAGATGATGGCCTCTCGGCGCGGCGAGAAGCCCGTCCGGTCCTTTGCTTCAGACCACGCCTACTCGGCGGGTTACTCCATCGCCACCGTTGGCTCCCAGATCATTATGACGCGCTCCGGCGGCGTCGGCTCCGTGGGTGTCGTCGTGGCCCATGCTGAGATGTCCGAGATGCTGAGTGAGATGGGCATGAAGATTACATTCATCTATGCGGGCAAGCATAAGGTCGAGGGTAATCAATATGAAAAGTTGTCGGATGGCGCAAAAGCGCGTATCCAGACCAAAGTCGACCGTATCTACGGCGAGTTCACAGCCCTCGTGGCAGCGAACCGTGGAATGGACGAGTCAGCAGTTCGGGGAACCGAGGCTCTGACATACGACAGTTCCGAGGCGCTTGAGGTCGGCTTTGCTGATCGCGTCGGAACCTTTGAAAACGAAATGGCTGTCTTCTCTGAAGAGGCCGATGCACAGGAGAGTGAGTTCATGGCTACGCCTAAAACCCCCATCGCTCCGGCTGCCACTCAGGACGGCCAGAGCGCGATCACGCAAGAGCAAATGGATGCAGCGGTCTCGACCGCGTCGTCCGAAGGTGCGACTGCGGAGAAGACCCGGATCAACGCGATCCTCGACAGCGACGAAGGTAAGGCCCGCCCCAAGGCTGCTCTATCTGCCGCGCTGAAGACTTCCATGTCCTCGGAAGAAGCCATCGGCTTCCTCGGCGGTCTACAGGAAGAGAAAGCCGCCGAAGCGCCCGCTGCTGCGCCTGCCGCTGATGCACCCGCCCCGGCTCCCGCTGCCACCAACACAGGCTTCAATGCCGCGATGGCAAAAAGCGACAACCCGAACGTGGGCGCACAGCCGGAAGGCACTCCCACCGCCGATCAAAACGAGAAGCCGACGAGCGCCACTATGCTTGACGCCTTGTCGATGTCCATCGGCAAACCCCGCAAGCAGGCGACCCACTAAGGGCGTCCGTATAACCGAAACCCAGTCATAGGAGAATTATCATGGCTGTAGACTCCACCATCGGCCCGGGCGAACCGGGCGTAGCCAGCTTCGCAACCGAGACTTTCGGCGGCCCTGCTGAACCCCGTTTTGGCGACGGCCCGGCCACTACGACCGAGATCACAGTCACAGCGTCTGGCTCTGACCTCGACCTCGGCCTCTATTCGGTTCTGAGTTCTGTTGGCCTGCTGGCCGATTGGAACGTCACCCGCGACGCGGGCTCCGCGAACTACATCCTCGCCGAGCCGATCTTCATCGCGGACGGCGACTCGATGACCTTTGCGGTTTACCGCTCCGGCCACTGGAACATGGACGCCCTCGTCTGGGATGTGTCCTACGATACAGACTCCAAGAAAGCAGCAGCCTTCGAGGGCTCTGTCTCACCGACGATCTTCGTCAGCAAACCCGCTCATAACGCGAACGCGATCTACTAAGATCGCAGCGCGAGAGGCAGAACCTAGAAAGGAACCTCAAAGATGGCTATCGGAGCAACACTCTACGACACGTCCACGCTACTTGGCGTGATCCGTGATCGTGATATGATGGAACCCCCATCGAACTACTGGCTGTCCATGTTTGGCAGCGAAGTCCAGTTTGAAGACGAGTTCGTGGACTTTGGCCGTATCCAAGAAAACCGGAAGATCGCCCCGCTGGTCGTCCCGACCGCGCAAGGTGTGCCGATCTACTCGGCAGCCGAGCAGGTCAACCGGGTCAAGCCAGCCTACGTCAAGCCGAAGGACCCAGTGACGGCGACTCGCGTCATCCGCCGGGTTGCAGGATACGGCGAACTGGCACCCGATTCACAGTCGATGTCGCCTCAGATGCGCTACATGGCAATCGTTGCGGACATCCTTCGTCAGCATCGTCGCGCCATCGAGCGTCGCTGGGAATGGCTGGCCTCGGAAGCGATCCAAGGCGGTGCGGTCACGCTCGAAGGCGAGCGCTACCCTAAGACAGTTGTCGACTTCCAGCGCGATGCGGGTCACACCGTTACGCTGACCCCGACGAACTATTGGGGCGACTCAGGCGTGTCCATCATCAGCCTGTTGGAAGACTGGAAGAAGGCCATGCGCCGTTCCAAGCACGGCGGCGTCCCGAACCGTATCACGGTCGGCACGGACGTCTGGGACATCATGCGGGCCGACACCGAACTGCGCGAACTCCTAAATGCGGACTACAAGTCTCAGGCCAACGGCATGAACTTGAACCTCGGCGTGATGGAAGGTCTGGACGTCGAATACGTCGGCAAGATCAGCGGCACGATGGAAGTCTACGTCTACTCGGACTACTACGAGTTGGCTGACGGCACCGTCACCGAGTTCATGTCGCCGCAGGACATCGTGCTGACCTCGCCCGCGATGAACGGGGTTCGCTGCTTCGGTGCGATCCAAGACATCGACGCGCAGTTCCAGCCGCTCTCGATGTTCCCGAAGATGTGGAACGAGCAGGACCCCTCGGTCACGTTCGTTATGACACAGTCTGCGCCCCTGATGGTGCCGATGTCGCCTAACGCCACGCTCAAGGCCACTGTCGTCGCTGCTCCATAAGGCCCAGCGATGCGAACCGGGGGAGGTCCAACTCCCTCCTCCCCCGGTTCACCTCAACCCCTAAACTCACAGAAGGAATCTCCTGATGGGAAAAGTTAAATACACGGCGGTCCACCGCATTATGACCAAGGCCAAGCCGCTGACCTACATCGAACCCGAAACTGGGTTTATGATGGAAGAGAAGGACGGCGATAAGCTGGTCGCACTGGGCGCGGCCACCAAAAGTGGCAACGCCGCAGTGGCTGAAGTTAAGGCCGCCCCCGCGAAGAAAACAGTGAAAGCTGCACCAGCGCCAGAAGCTGAAGCAGCGCCAGAAGCTGAAGCACTCGCAGACGACGACGATCTGGTTTAGCGGTGGAGCCTTGGCGTTCCATAAAGCGTAACGCTCGCAGGGAAGTGCATGGCGTCATGCAAGTCCCTGCTATTGTTATATCGGGAGCCAACGAATATCCTGTTTCGGTTCGAGTGCATCGTAAACTCGCCATGCCCGGAGACTTGGCTGGGACCAATCTCAGCTACGCAGAAACCTCGGAGGACAACTTCGAGATCATTTTCTGGCGATACCAGATGGTTCCCGTTCGAGGAATGAAAATATCCGTCGAACTTGGCGAAGCATATTATGTGGAATACACCCAGCCCCCCGACGACATAATCGTCAAAGCGATATGCACCAGAGCCTCGGCGGTTGAATCAGCGGGGCTCCCACTCCCGGATGCCGCAGGCTCCTACGAACTAGGTCTACCCCAGACGTGGTATCCGGCAGCGCCGTCAGGGCTCTCCGGGGCTGATGAATTTCTCCCCATACCCGATCTTCTGGCCGAGGATGCCACATATTTTTACATGGGTTGGGAAGGCTCCGGCCCCGACTGGCTAGTCCGCAGGAAGTTGCGGTCGGCGCTCGACTACACCGATGCAGACGCCAGCAACAATTCAGGTTATGCGAACCTTACCGCAGCGTGGGTCGACTACCTGACGCTCACATACTCTTAGGAGAAAGACATGGTTGGCTTAGTTTTCCACTACGAAGACGAAGGAGTGGACGTCTTCTCGGGATGCATCAGGTCTCTTGACCCGTGGAACTACGCCTGCAAAGTTGGCGGAGGCTTCGACAAGGTTCGGGTGGTCAACAAGACCGAGCAGGTCCTGACCCCATTCGACGTGAATATGGATTTTGCCTTTGTCGAAGATTATGACGAACTGAATCTGGATGGGGTCGTAGCACAGTTCACGACCCCTTGGAGCCCCGGGACTCACGTCCCTCTTTCCTCCCTAGATCACGCGCTGGTCGACTGGTATGTCTTTGGCCCAGCCAGCGGGTGGAACGCCCCCGTCAACGGGGTCTACCTACCCCAAGCAGGGACCGGGGCTTGCCACGCCACCCACGTCTTCTCAGCCACGATGTTTGACCGATACGGGAGGTTGAACCCGTGACTATAACCCTCGTCGGCGATGTCGTCTACAATGCGGACGCGGCCACCAACTTCACGGCTGAAAATGGCGGCGCGAACATCTCGGGCGACGATGACTTCGTCCAAGGGACTGGCGCTGTCGGCGACAAGATGTCCAACACCACGGAGGTTCTGGCGTCGAACGCCCTGCTCGGGGGCGCGTCGGGTGTCTACAACTTCGCGGTCGGTGGAGCGGACGAAGGTAAGCACTTCATCGGTTGGATCAACACCAAGACCCCGATTGATGCAACCTCCGGAATCCAGACCTACTTTAAGAACGCAGCGGGGCATCTTGGCTACTGGAACAACATGCCGACCTACTTCTACAAGGGTGGGTTCACGACGCGGGTCATCAACCCGGCGCGGGCTTTCGATGGCGTGACGACATGGACTGTAGGAGGCAACCCGGCTCAACTCGACGACGTCTCGATCATGGGCTTCAGGTTCACCACAGTTACGTCGATCATGGGCTCGTTCAACAACCTCCAAGTAGACAGGGCCACGGTTGGCTTCGGGCTTCGGGCTGATGCCGGGACATCTGGCACCCCGAACACGTTCGACTCCTTCAAGGTCGACGATCAGGACACGAACTTCTACGGCTGGTGGTCCGGGGTCGGGAAGTCCTACGGTGCCAAGGGCCGGGCTTACATAGGCCCCGAGTCTGGCGACGTTGCATCGTGGTTCGTGGACAGCGCCTTCTCTGTGGTTTTCCAAGACGAGTTCGTCTCGGCTACCTTCTACGACATCAGGATGCGCGGTGGAAACACCACGGTTACTTGGTCCCTCGCCAGCATCGCGGCAGCGGTCCCGGGGAACTCCCGCTGGTCGCTGACGGTCGACAGTGGGCTGGGAGCCACGACGGGGGGCTTCACGGACAACAGCGGCGTCTGGTCAGGATCGAACATCATCTCCTTGAACAGCAAGACAACGCTTCTTGGAACGACGCTAATCAACGGCAACAGTTTGGTGCAAGGGGGAGCCACGCTCACCGGAATAGTCGTTGCTAGTGCCAATACAGCGGCAGGGGTCGGCTATGTCACGAGCGCAAATCCAACCCTTATCACTGATAGCAGATTCACATACTCGGCAGGCCACGCAATCGTCCTGACGACCCCCGGAACCTATACCTTCTCGGGAAACAAGTTTACCAATTATCTCGGAACCCCGGGCTCCAATGGAACCGCTTCTTCAGGCTCCACGGGCGCTGCGATCTATAACAACTCGGGTGGCCTCGTCACCTTGAACATCTCCGGCGGAGGCGATGTGCCGTCGATCCGGAACGGGGCAGGCGCGACAACGGTCGTCAACGCAACGGTAAACCTGACTCTCTCCGCAAATGTATCCCTTGTCGGAGCCGAAGTCCGAATCTATGATGACGATAATTCTCCTGCTGGAAGCTATGGAACGGAACTGGCTGGCACGGAGAGTAACGCAGGAAGCACTTTTGTATATTCGGGGAGTTCCGGAAACGATATAGTGGTTCAAGTGATGAAAGACGGATTTGAAGAGTTTGTGCAAGCAGTGACCATGCCTGCGTCGGCGCAGACGCTAAACATGACACTGAAGGCAGACACAAACACCTAAGGAGCAGACCTAATGGCACTTATTGACCACACCAACTACACCACCACTTTAAAGCAATCCACCCAGAGTCGAGGCGGGACGCCAGACGGCAACGTCTACTTCGACGTTGCCAACAACGTTCTCGAACTGATTGGGGTCGATGAACTGCCGACGGTTGACTTTGGCGGTGGTGCGGTCACGAACCCTCTGAATAATGCGGACGGGATCACACTCCGGGGCCTCTACAACTTCGAGAACCAAGAGCGGCGAACCGACGAGACGCTCCGCAAGTATGAACGCGGCAGCAAGGGTAACTACCGATTCGCGGGTGCGTTTGCCTTCATCAATGGCGTCAAGCTGGACGGGACGGACCGTGAAAAGGTTCGAGGCTCGGGCTGGATTGAATACGCGAACACGGGCGACGGCGCGACTGACGTCGACCGGATTTACCCCGGCGTCCTGTCGCTGGTCGCCATCCAAGCCACCACCACGTCCTACTGGGCTCTGGTGACGGCCACAGACGAGGCCACCCTTCAGGCCGCGACGTGGACCGACTTCGTGCGCCTTGGCAACATCAATGAGGCGGTCCAAGCCTACGGCGATACCACCTATGGCGACGCAGGGGCTGGCGACTTCGACTACACCACTCGAAACCTCGTCGTTCGTGTCCGGTCTTGGGGCTACAACCCCGGCGAGACGACTTCGGTTGCAACCGGGATCACCGAGTTCTCCGGCTTCTCCGCTGGTTATGGTGTCGGCGAGAGCCTAAACCCGGCCAACATCTACGCGCTGGCGGATGTCTTCGGGGGTTCGCAGATCGCGCCGTGGACAGGGATGACACTCGAAAAGTTGGTTACACCCCAGACGGAGACGGGCTTTAACGAAGCGGATGGTGACTTCACTTGGGTCCTGAATAACACAGGAAACGGGTCCGTCGCGCAATGTGCTGCGTATCTGGATGCTCTCGCGCTGCAAGACAGCGACGTCGATGCAGGAGTCGGGAACTACAACGGCAAGTATGGCCGTGTCTGGTATGCGAGAAACGCTGCGGGTAAGGTGGTCACGTCATCCGTTGGTGGCGAGGGCCTGTTCATTGAAGGTCTCTCCATTGCGGAAAAACAGAACGTCATAATGACGGACGACGCAGCAACGACCAAGACCTACCCCTTCTTCCCCGACGTTCAGATCACCGTGGGCGCTGCGGCTCTCGCGGACCCTCTAGCTTGGTATCACGTCTACTATCTCGATGGTGCTGCGGCTGCGGACTTCGACACGGATGGCGCGGTCACGGTGGAGGACAGTTCGGTGGTAGCGGTCAAGGGCAACGTGCAGGCCGATCAGGTCGGAGGGAAAATCAGCTTCCCTTATGCCTACGACACAAACACGCAGGCTGGCCTGACGGCTAATACGGACAAGGACATCATCGTGATCGTCGAGGGCGATGGTGGGGCCGCACAGGCGATCACAGCGGCCACGATCACGCGGTCGACGATTGTCCCTATCACTTGTGCCCCTCCTACGGACCTGAATGCGTAAGAAAGGGAGGAACGTGCCGTGCCTCTGGTGGAGTCTGTCGACTATCTGACAAAGCGGATTTACTTGTCCATCGACACGGTGGACATCTCTTTGGATATGTTGGACGTTTACCGGGAGGTTCGGGTTCTCCGCCGATCCACCGACGATCATCAAAAGTTTCGACCGATGATTGTCGGTGGTGGCAACATCGAGAAGATCGCGGGCCAGACATATACCCAACCATACGTCCAACTCCTTAATGGATGCAGGGTTGTCCCATACAGGTCCGCAAGCCACGTCCTTACTCTCACTCGGGAAACCTTCACAGACGACGGCTTCGCTTCGGCGGGGAACTTCGATCTGATCGCCCTCGATCCGGGAGTGGTCGTGACGCTTATTTTCACGGTCGACAAAGTAGAAGTGGTCGTAGCTGGGGGAGGGTTTACTCCGCAAGACCGTCTCGACATACTATCGGCGCGGGACCACGCTCGCGCTTCTAACCTCCAAACGCAGAGGATTAGGGATGTCTGATTTTGCAGTTTTCGCCGAGGGGCTATCGGAACTTCAGGACTTCAAAAACCTGAAGCAAGACATTCGCTTTGCCGCGACCAAGGCCATCAACAAGATCGCCCGCGACAAGCGGTCCAGAGCGGCCCGCATCATCCGCAATCAGGTGAACTTCCCGGCCAGCTATGTCAGCCCCGGCCAGAAGCGCCTGCACGTCTCCAAGCAGGCCACACGCGGCGATCTGGAAGCCCGGATCACAGCCCGTGGCCGTGCGACATCTCTGGCTCGCTTTGTGCAGAGCCCGGGCAAGGTGGGCAAGCCGGGCCTCTACGTCTCGGTCGCCCCGGGTAAGAGCCGCTACATGAAGCGGGCCTTCCTGATTAAGCTGCCGCAGGGCTCTGCCCAGACGGACACAGTCTACAACCTTGGACTGGCAATCCGCCTCCGCAAAGGCGAGACCCTGAAGAACAAAGTCACCGCCCGCAAAGTCTCTTCTGGCCTTTATCTGCTCTACGGACCGTCCGTCGATCAGGTTTTCCGTGCTAACGACGGCACAGGAGTTGCCAACTCGATGGTTCCCGAGATAGAAAGGGACCTAAGTGCAGAATTTTTGAGGTTGTTGAACGTCTGATGGCTCTTTCGAACCCCCTCCGGCTTGAGATTCACAAGCGGCTGACTGCGGTCCTAGAAGAGATCACAGTAGCAAACGGCTACGCCGTGGACCTTGAGGGTAAGGTGTTTCGGGGCAGAGCGATCTACGGGGAGAGCGACCCCCTTCCGATGGTGTCGATCTTGGAAGTTCCAATCCCCATCGACCAACGGCCAGCGCCGGGCGACTCGACCTATGGCAGTGGTGGATGGGAACTTATGGTTCAAGGCTTCGCAGCGGACGACCGGGACAACCCCACGGACCCTGCGCACATCATGCTTGCCGACGTGAAAAAGCGGCTTGCTACCGAGCGGAAGAAACTAAGCTGGGGGCCAACCCAAGGCTCGACAGCCGGGATACTTGGTCTAGGAAGGACCATCACCAACTTCGCAATCGGCCCGGGCGTTGTTCGGCCACCAGACGAAATCTCCGCGAAGGCTTACTTTTGGCTCACGATAGAGTTAGAATTGGCCGAAGACCTCGAAGACCCCTATCAAGTAGAGTCATAAGGAAAGGAACCTTCAAATGGCACCTAGCACCCACTCCAACAACTATACCCTCGGACGAGGCGAAATTTGGTTCGCTCGTTTCTCGACGGGAACCACCCCCGGTGGCTTTCGCTACATCGGCAACACGCCCGAGGTATCGCTGACCATCGAATCCGAAACACTCGATCACTACAACTCCGACGCAGGCATCCGTGAAAAGGATGACAGCGTTGCACTTGAGGTGAACCGGACCGGGTCACTGACCACGGATAACATTGACCCTGAAAACGTTGCGCTGTTCTTCTTCGGCACCGCGTCGGTAGAGACCACTTCAGGCTCGTTGGCTAACGTCGCCGCGACGTTGGTGGGCATCGAGTTGAACCGTGCTTACATGATCGACGCGACGGTCAACAACCCGACTGGCGTCTTCGGTCTGGACAGTGGTGGCACCAACACGGTCGAGATTGACGGTGGCGCGACACTTGTCCTCGGCACCGACTATGAGTTGGACTATGACAACGGTATGATTACTCTCCTGTCTGGCGGGTCTCTCGCAGGCGGCGAAGACATCGTTGTCACCTACGATCTGGCGGCCAACACTCGGACCCGCGTGATCTCAGGCTCCGAGCCCGTCGAAGGCGCGATGATCTATCGCACGGTGAACCCGAAGGGCGCAGACACGACCTTCTACTTCCCTTATGTGAAGGTATCCCCGAACGGCGACTACGCCCTGAAAGGCGACGAGTGGCAGCAAATCCCGATGTCGCTCGAAGTGCTGAAGCTGACCAACGTCGAAGCGATTTACCGCGACGGCGATCCAGTCTACAGCTAAGACCACGACGGCCCGGGGCTAACCCCGGGCCGGATTCCATCTCTCTCTCTCTCCAAGGACAGCATAATGGCTATTAAAAACCTCACGATCCCGGAGCGCACGATCAAGGTCGGCGATGTCGGTGAAATCTCCGTCCGAGGCATCAGCCTCTCGGACCTTATGACCATCGTCAACGTCTACGGCCCGGAGTGCGCTATGGCTTTCGGCAAGGTCCAGAAGATGGACTCTCTGGAAGTGACGGACATCAGAGCCTTGCTAGGCTCAGTAGCGACCGAGTTCCCCGACATGGTCGCGGCAGCGATGGCTCTGGCCGCAGAGAACTACGACCCGGATACTATCGCCATCCTAAAGCGCATCCCGTTCCATAAGCAGATTGAAGTCGTCGAAGCGATCTTCGGCCTCACGTTCTCTCAGGAGGGCGAGATAAAAAAGCTGATAGGGTCCCTGACGACAATGATGGCGGAGGTATCTGGGGCTCTGACGGACATACAATTACCTTCGCCGACTGGTATTGGGGCATCCGCCGTTCAGTAAATCTGTGCATCTCCCACGGGCACTCCGGAGCCTACCACTACCCCATCGGCTTCCTAATGGACGAAACGAACTTCATCCAAGAGCGTGAAAGCACCCGGATGATAACAGAAGCCGAACTGATCCGGCAGGCCGTCGCGGGCCTGATGGTTAAAGAATCGCGTAAACAGTTTTCAAAACTGGTTAAATCGCTTAATGTCGAAAACAAGCCGTCGACCAACTACTTCGGGGAGCCCCCGGCACTGACACCAGAGCAGCGGAAAGGTCCGCAGAAGAAGAAGTCGTTGGCGGATGCAGTCATGCCGAAAGGGGTTCCACAAGCACCCCCAGAAGCAATGTAGAGAGGCGAACTGAATGGCCCGTCGTGATGTCGATCTTGTAATCAAGGCCAAAGATCAGGCCGCGTCCGTTGTGGACTCCATTACGAAGGCTTTGAACACTTTCGTCGAAGCCCAGAAGAACCTCGATAGCCGAGCCGACAAGACCCAGACTACCCTCACCCAGCTTGGTGGGGCCATTGGCAAGCTGGACGCGGCTCTGAAGGGCCTCACCGCCGGACAGAAGCTGGCGTCCGAACTGGGCAAGTCGAACGAGGCACTGGCTCGCCTCGAACAGTCGTTCAGCGGAGCCTCCAATGAGTCCGCCCGTCTCGACAAGCAGTTGAAGCAGTCCAAGGCAACGCTGGAGACCTACACAGGGAAGCTGGAACGAAACCTCTCTGTGCAGGAGCGGCAGAAGGCTGTAGTCGCCAAGGCCAAGGTCGACCAGAAGGAACTGACACGCGCCTACGAGCAGGCAGCCTCCGCGCAGGAGAAGCTGCAACGTCGGCAACAGCAACTTCCCGCACTGATCGCCAAGGCAGGAACTGCCGCGTCCAAGGCCGCGACGAACTTTGACAACCTGTCGGCGGAGATCGCTGGCACCAGCAGCCCTACCAAGGCGCTGATCGACCGCTTCCAGAACGCAGAGCGCCGGATGGCAGAGACGGGAACCCGACTTACCAAGCTGCGGACTGAGTTCGGGAGCATAGGATCGAACCTGAACGCCGCCGGGTCTGCGATGACCCTGTTCGGGGCGCAGGCGTCCAAGGCTGGGCAGAACCTCTCTAAGCAAGAGAGCATCCTGAAGTCGATGTCGCAAAGCTACGAGCGGATCAAAGCCGCGACCGCTGCTGTGTCCCAGCGCCAGTCGCGGCTGTCGTCCGATCTGAACCGATCTACGGGGTCGATGAACCGCCTTGAAGGTGAGTTGGAACAGACCCGCTCTGGTCTCGACCGCCTGTCTGCGTCCTCGGCCAAAGCGACGGGAGAACTTCAGCAACTGACCAAGCGGGGCTTCCTCGCACTGGTGTCCGCAAGCCGCGACCAAAAGCGGGTGATGCTGGAAACCAGCCAAGCATACGATCAGGCACGGGCCAAAGCGACTGCGCTTGGTAAGGCGCTGGCCCAGACGACCAAGCCCACCAAAGAGATGGTGGCTGAGTTCACACGGGCCGCGTCTGAATCCACGCGGCTGAAAACCCAGCTAGAAGCCCAACGATCCGCGCTTCAGCAGATGGCCCAGACCTTAAAAGGCTCGGAGCGGAACTATGAGGGGCTGCGCACAGCGCAGGCTAGGTTCCTCGCAACCATCGACCAGCAGATCGCAGCCATGCGTCGTGCCGACTCAGCCACGTCCCAGACGTCAGCCTCGGTCCAGCGGTTGGCCTCGGCGACCAGCGCAGCCGCGACAGGATCGCGCCGTCTGGCCTCCGACTCAGATCGTCTGGCAAACGCGAACACACGGGCGGCCACGGCTACGGGCCGCTTCGCTGACGCCTACCGCCAGTTCTACGGTGACACCCGCCGCTCGCTTTCCCTGCTCCAACGTATCCGGGGCGAGGTCCTGTCCCTCGTGGCGGCCTATGGCGGTCTATATGGGGCTATCCGGGTCCTTCAGGGCACAGTGGACGCCACGCAACAGCTAGAAGCCGCGCAGGCCCGTCTAAACGTCGCCTTCGACAGCGACACGAGCCGGGTGGCGCAGGAACTGGACTTTGTTCGTCGCACGTCGGACCGACTGGGCATCAGTCTCGGTGTTCTGGCGACCGAGTATTCCAAGTTCAACATCGCCACCCAGAACA